CGAGCCTGACATCGATGATGACGAGGAGTTAGAAGTGACTCCTCCGGATGTGATTGCTATATTGGGCTTCGATCCGAAGGAGTTCAGTGAAAAACCAAAGAAGTAAAAAGGAGGCAGTATGAGGTACGAAGATTGTGGTAGTGATGTAGTAAAGTTGATGGGAGAGATGCAAGATAAATACTTTCAGGATCTCAGGAGTGCAAAGATTAAATGTATCTTCGACACAAAGTTAAGGAAGAGCAAAGGGAGAGTAATGCTGGCCACTATTCGAAAAACGAACGAGTTGTTGAGACACTTGACTATCGAAGAAGCGAAGACAGAGGAAGGGTTTGATTACATAGTGACTATCAATAAGAAAGCTTGGGAGTTGACGTCTGATGTAGACAAGGAGAGATTACTTAGGCATGAGTTAAGACATTCTTTTATATCACATGAGGATGTCAAGGATCCTTATAGGATTATTGATCATGATATTCAGGACTTTGTTGAGGAAGTAAAGTTAAATGTAGACGACCCTGGTTGGGCGAACAGAGTGTCTGCACTTGTCTTGGATGCATATGAACAGGAAAGGGAAGCCGCCAAGGAAGCTAAGAAGGCAAAGAAGAAGAGAAAACTATAAGAAAGGGAGTAGCCTATCTTTATATTATACACTACTTTAGTGAAAAGTGAATTTACAGAAGGCTGTTTTCCTTTTATATAGTAAGAGGAGGTTTGTAATGATTGAAACCTTCTTGGCTCTGGAGATGTAGAGCTTGGCATTGATGTCTAAAAGCCTATTGCTTCACAGGAATATTCACATAAGAAAAGAGAGGTTTGTGTGCTAAGAAGGCGGAGATATCCGAATAAAGAAATATCAGCTCAGGAGGAAAAAATGAATAAAGAATACAAGTTTGCAGTTTGTGAAAAAATGGAGTCAGATGACTCTGAGATGACTATTGTTGGCTGGGGTTCAAAGCCGACTATCGACAGGGATAAGGAACTTATCGAAACTAGTGCATGGCAGTTGGACAATTACCGTAAGAACCCAGTTCTTCTTTTATGCCACAATTACAGCGCCCCGCCTGTAGGCAAATGCTTGTGGATCAAAGCCGTTCCTAATCAAGGACTCAGATTCAAAGCTCAGTTTGCGAAGACTGAAAGAGGCAAAGAGTGTTATGAACTTTATTCCTCAGGCGTGATGTCAGCATTCAGCGTTGGATTTAAGCCACGACCGAACGGAGTCATAGATCATCCAACTGATGCCAAATATAAAGGATGCAAACGAGTCTTTACTGACGTCGAGTTGATGGAGGTAAGTTGTGTTCCAGTACCTGCTCACTCAGATGCTTTAATTGAACATGTCAAGTCTGGAAAGATTGTAACGAAGCAACTCAAAGAAGAACTCGAAGCAATCGTAGAAATCATCGAAAAATCTGACGACAATCTTGAACTTGAAATCATTGCAGAGGATAAGTCCTCTGAGACTGTAGAGAAGATCGAAGTCACAGAAGACTTTATTCATATCCCTGCTCCTGGTGAAGAAGGGGAGCATAAAGATCATAAGATCAGAACAATCCCCATTTCAAAGAAAGAAGGAATCCAAGGCAAGTACTGTGTGGATTGCAAGGTTGTAATCTCTTATATGTTTGACAGTAAAAAGTGGGACAAAGAAAAAGCAGTTAAGTGGGTTAAAGATCATAAGAAAGAATTGGTCTTTGAAGTCCCTGAAGTGGAAACAGAGCCCATTATCATCAAGTCAGAGGAAGCCTCTTGGGATGAAGAAGGAGATATCGTCTTTATCGATACGAAGTCCGTGACCCCTAACGAAGACGAATCTGAAAAAGATTTTATGGAGCGATGCATGGGCGATAAGTCTATGGCAAAGCTCAACGAAGGTTTCCGGACGAATGCTTGTAAGAACCTCTGGAAGAAGAAAGCTCCAGTTGAAAAAGCAATGAAGCCATTACCGGACGAGAGTGAAGAAGACTTCAAGGCTCGGTATATGGCAGACGACAAGATGAAGGAAGATTATCCCGACGAGAAGGGACGAGAGGCTGCATGTCAGGCTGCTTGGGATAAAGTAGGAGGTAAGAAAGATGCCACCGAGGATACCGAGAACGTCGAAAAAGACCCCGCAGAAAGTAAAGTTGAAACCGTCGAAGAGTTTATCAAAAGAGTCCTCCCCGATACAGCCGAAGTTAAAATGGTGGAAGAACTGGCTGGTATCTTTGAAAAAGCTTCTTCCGTGGACGAAATGAAAGAAACAGTCGTCGCAATGGAGACTCAGATGTCTCAGATGGAAACTGCTGAGGTAACAGTCGCAAAATCTGCTGATGCAGAAGGTAACCCATCACTTTACGATTTGACTGGATCAGTTGACAGGGCATTGAATCCAATGACCTCCAGTATGTATGGTGGGGATGGTCCACAAGAAGCCCCGTCCCCAATTAACCCAGTCAAAGTTCCTTACCGATCAATTGTTGATATCTTTGCAGTTGATTATCCTTCTGGTCATGTTGTTTACAATGAAAATGATCGGGCGGGTAAGGTCTATAGATACTTCCAGGTTGATTATGAATATGATAAGGCAACTAGAATGACCTCTATCACTGGAGAGCCGGAGGAAGTACTACAGTCATGGATTTCCGAGCGGTATATGACTGAGAACAAAGAAGAGGATGATATTGAGATCAAAGCAGGTAAGGTTCTTTCTGCCAAGAATAAGAAGATTCTTTCTGATTGTATGACTCAGATGATGGCTGCTCATTCTGCTATGGAAGAGATGATGCAGATGGCAGAAGGAGTCCCGGAGGAAGAGAAAGAAGTAGACGAGATCGAAGAAAAAGAAGAATTGGATATCATCGAGAAAGAAGAGGACCTGATCGAGATTGATCTTGAGCCTGTAAAGAAAGATGATAATCTGATTGAGATTGATGACGTTACGATTAGAGATGCCATCACAAATGTTTTGACAAAGAACTTCCCGAAGATTGATATGAAAGGAATTGTCAATGAGACTGTTGCGAAACTGAAAGGGAGGGCAACATTATAAAAAGAACCATCCCGATAACAAACATCAGACTTTCATCCTAAGTCGGCGATGTTAAAAGGGCTAAAATAGCAAAATAAAAACAAAGACTTAGGAGGAAATTAACGATGCAAATGACCAAAGAACAACTCGAGGAACTCATTGGCTCACAGGTGAAAGGTCAGCTGGAAACAATGGGAACTAAAATTACGGAAGGACTGAATAAGCAGATTATGGAAGGTGTTAAGTCTGTTCTTTCAGAGAAACCCGACATCAGGAAGATGCTTATTCCTGATACCGATGATGATACTCAGAGGACTGAAGATCCCAAGGCGGGATTCAAGTGCCTCAGCGAGTTTGCCATCGCAGTGAAGAACGCATCCGTTTCTGGTATGCGGAACGTGGATAAGAGATTAGATTCTCTTTCTACGAAAGCGGCCGGAACCGGTGTGAACGAAGGCGATTCCGAGTATGGTGGTTACCTGATCCCAGAGGAGTTCAGGAATCAGCTTCTGGAAATCGCGATCAAAAAGAGCAATATTCTCAGTATGGCTCTTACAATCCCGATGATGACCAATGCGATTCATATTCCCTATGTCTCCGGCACTGATCGTTCTGGTGGCCTGGTGCATGGTGGTATTGAGTTTAGTTGGCTGGATGAGGAAGGCGCCAAATCTGAGACTCGTCCAAAGTTCGGAAAGATTCAGCTTCGCCTGAAGAAAATGGCCGGACTGGTTTATGCGTCCGATGAAATCTTGGAAGATTCCCCGATTTCGTTGGAACCGCTTCTGTCGAGGATGTTCAGCGATGCTCTCGCCTGGCAGCTCGATAATGTTTTCATCAACGGCTCTGGCGCTGGCAAGCCCCTGGGCGTCCTGAATGCTCCTTGCTTGATTTCTGTTGCGAAGGAAGCAGGGCAGCTAGCGGATACGATCATCTTCGAGAACGTTCTTAAGATGTATGCTCGTATGTGGGACAAAACCAATGCCGTGTTTATGGCCAATGATGATACCTTCCAGCAGCTTGCTCAGATGAGCCTGTCGGTTGGTACTGCTGGTGCCCCAGTGTGGTTGCCCGCAGGTGGTGCTTCTGGTAAACCTTACGATACTCTGTTTGGTAAGCCTCTTATTTTCACGGAGCATTGCCAGAAGATCGGGGATGCTGGTGACATTCTCTTTGCAGATTGGAGTCAGTATCTGGTCGGTCAGAAGAGTGGTGGAACTGTGCAATTTGCCAGTTCTATACATTTGAAGTTTGACTTAATTGGTAAGGTCCCTTGCAAGGTGACTTGCATTGAAAAATCTCGTGAACTCATGGGAACTCCGACATACGAATATGCGAAGGCAGCGTAACGAGGACAATCATGA